TTAATCGTACTTGCTGCTATATCTGGCACTAAATTGGCTCTATGGCTAGCAAGTAAGGAAGAAAATGTACTTTAAAGCTGATCTAAAACCAGCTTGTGCCGAGATTGACCCAGAAGCGTTCTTTCCAGAACCACTACGCGGGGAGCGCTTTCAGAGCCAAGAAGCATCAGATCTAGTAGAATTAACAGCCATGGCACTACGCGCTTGCGCAAGGTGCCCTGTACAGAAAGAGTGTTTGCAGTTTGCCGTCAATAACCATGAAGCACATGGCATATGGGGTGGCACATTTCCAAGTGAAAGGGTAAAGGCTAGTAAGGATAAGTCGGGCTTAGCCCTACCATTCTGGCGAGCACTACGCCGTCACGTAGAGAAGAAGAAAGGTTTATCATGTCCAACTATCCCAAACGCAGATCCATCATTCACTCCTGTGCCGTTCGGACACTTTGTGCAGTACTTGCCACAATGGGCGCAGGAATAATCTTTTTTGATAACCCTTCCCAAGCTACCACTGACCATTTACCAGCACCCAAGCACTTTGCTAAGGTGCTCTATATGCGTCAAGGTGGAGATAAACACCAATGGGCTTGCTTAAACGCTCTCTGGAACCATGAGAGCCACTGGAACTTTAAGGCTCATAACTCCAGTGGGGCTCATGGCATACCGCAGGCTTTACCCGCTACCAAGATGGCTCAATTTGGTAGAGATTATAGAACAAACTATCAGACACAGATACGCTGGGGCTTGCTTTATATCAAACTTCACTGGGATAATAATGCTTGCAATGCCCTCAAACACGATAGGAGACATAATTGGTACTAGAAGATGATCAACTGCCAGACGTGCTATTTCACGTACTGGCAAAAGATAAAGAAAAGATCCTGCCCTGCTGGCTTAAACAGAACTTAGATAAGCTCGACTACCCACGCAACAAGGTGCATGTCTATATGCGCACCAATAACAACAACGATAAGACCGCCAGTATCCTACAGAACTGGGTCTATGCTCAGAATGAATTATTCCATGAGGAACAAGAACGCCAGTGGGGTGGCGAGCCTTGGAAATATGATTGGCTAGACATAGAACTAGACGATAATGATGTGCCAGAGCCAGTACAGAACTTTGGTGTGCATGAATGGAACGCTATGCGCTTTGATGTATTAGGTGCACTACGCCAGGAAGGCATAGAAAAGGCTAAGGAACTGGGCTATCACTACTTTGTAGTGGATGTAGACAACTTCTTACTGCCAGAGACGCTACGCACTCTAGTGTCAGCTTCACGTCCTGTTATCTCACCACTATTGCGTTATGCAGTGGCAGAAGGTGAAGAAAACCACGCTGGGTACAGCAATTATCACCACCCAGTAACAGATAATGGCTACTTTATGAACAGTGATGAGTACTTTAGCCTGCTCAATGGCTTAGTACGGGGCATATTTCCTATAGATCTGGTGCACTGCACCTATCTCATACACCCAAAGGCGTTGCCGTTCACCAACTACTTTGATGGCACTCAGGACTATGAGTACGTTAGAGTCAGCCGTAACTGGCGCAAGAATGATATATTGCAGTACTTGGACAACCGCAAGATCTATGGCTATCTCACACTGCATGAGAACCTAGACGCTATTAAGCACTGGATGGGAACACTTAAATGAAATTTGATTTTTTTGGTGGAGAATGGTTTGGAGCATGCGGGGCATGTGGCACTGAACTATTCGCGCCTAGCAAGAGCGAGTATCAAATGCTATATTCAAGACACACACACTCAAAAGAATGTTTAGGTGGCTACTAATGAAAATACGCTTTGGAACTAACAGCAACTCATACGAGCTGGGTATTTACATGACCAACTGGGATTACCCAATAGGGTACAAATGGGAAATAGGTATTTATCTATTCAAGTGGATAGTAGGAATTGAGTTATACAAATGACACACGATGAATTGCTGGCAAAGTTAAATAGTTATCAATGCGGTAGTGCTTTTGCCGAAATGTTTAAGAATGCTGTTCGCGCAGTAGTGGAATTGCATAAGCCTTTTATGTATGACGGTAGAATGAAAAAGTACGAAAGATGTGAAGGTTGTTCTAGCGAAGAAGAGTGGTTAGGTAATATTTATCCTTGCCCAACTATTCAGGCCATAGAGAAGACGTTGCAATGAAAGCCAAGCCTAGCGAGATAAAGAAGATGGCTGCCCTACTTGATGAAGAAGCAGAGTCAAGCGAGGATATGGCTAAGAAGGTCTGGGAATTGGTAGAGGAACTAACTGCCAAGCGCGATCAGTACATGGCCGTAGCGGTCTACCCAAGCCTTAAAACAGCCATTGCAGTTGGTCCTTACAACACGCTTAATCAGCTACAAAAAGATTATGCTAAGCATGTTGCACAAGTAGACGATAGTTATGGTATTATTGCAACTGTACGCGATCCTTCCGCGCAATAGTGTCGTTGCTCACGACACGCCAATGCCCCTGTGTCCTATCCACGGGGGCTTTGTGCTATATTAATTCTGTTGGCAACAGTCAACAAGGCTAGGGTTAGCATAAAGGTACGCAAAAAGAAAGCCCCACCCGTGGAAAGGTGGGGTTTTTTATTTATCTCTTTGGGTTATCAGTTGTATAAAACCCAGAGCCATTAAATTTTACTGGCGGTGAGCCAAAGATCCTACGCATATTCATGCCACAACAAATAGGATCTGGACCTTCTTCGAACATAGATCGTTCAACAGTATTTTCCATGTTGCATATTTGGCAACGATAATCATAATGAGCCACTAATCTTCTACCCTTTTCTTCCTTACCCAAGGATCTTCTCCGCCTAACTGTTTAATAAGCCTGCGTAAAGCAGCCTTAACCTTGCGCTCTGCTGATGACTTGGATATTACCAGACTTTCAGCAATCTGGTCATAAGTCATAGCTTCTACATATTTCATATGGAGCAATAGTTGATCGTCAGGTTCTAGTTTATTCTTAGCCTTACGCACATCAAATAGTGAGATGATATAGTTACCGCCTTCAGCGGGATTGCCACCACCACTTACCTTCTCGCCAGTGGGATTGGTAGTAGGAACAGTATCTTTCCAAACAAACGGGAGCAGTTGCTCTAATACTTCAGCGTTGTAGAATATCTCATCTCTTACTTCATAGCCTGCCGCTTGCGCTTTAGCTCTGCGACAATACTTATCCGCATGGCGTTGAAGAGTTTTAGCCAACATCCTAATACCAACACGATAATCTTCAGTATCTTTATCATGCTCAAGCCATTCCTTGACCTTCGTCTCGCGCCGTAAGACCCAGACAATAAGTTCATTCCTAACATCGCTTGCATCAAAGTAAGTTGTGTATTTTCGGTGGACTTGCCTTGCAACCGTGTGTGCAACTTCTTGCGCTTCATCTAACCAAGTCAATCTAATTCCTCTGGATCGTGGAGAAGACTTTGCGGTACTGCATAGCACGGCACTGGCATGTTTGTATCCCAGAACTGATCCTGTATGCCTTCCCAGCCCCAGAGCCAGCCTACGATATTAGCCTTGTAATGCCCATCTACTGTCACAAAAAAGTATCTGCGGTTCTTATTATCATCTGACTGGAACAAGAGCTTGCCATAAGAATAGGCAGTTGAACGCACTTCAAACTCGCCCACATCTCCACTCTTGCGATCAGCAAAGAGAGTAATTGGGTATTTATCTTTCCACCTGGCTACTGCTATCTCAGCAATTACGCCATTAATCTCACGAGCAATAGCTTCTGGCCATGTCTTACTTACCTTAGACGAATCGTTACCCATATCACGGTTGAAGTTGTAACGCTCTACTGCTTCAATCGTTGCATAGGTTACATCAGCAATAGTAAGTTTTACTTCTACCAGCGCCATACCCGACCATCCACAGTGAATGAGTTATTCACAATAGGAACAAGTTGTGGCATAACAGTCTGTCCATCTACATGAAGCAAACCAAATCCTTTATTCCATGTGAATAAACCTGCTTTAATGTAACGAGCATGCTTATAGTCCATCAAGTTACCAACTTCCATACCCCACACAGTACGAGTCTTACCAGACCAGCCAGTGGTGTAATGAGTTAGACCCATGCGGTGCGTATGACCACACACAATAGACATTCCGCTGCGCTTAGCAAGACCAAGAGCAGTAGCACCAGCAGTAGGCTGCACGTTACTCTCATCACCATGTACAAGCAGCCAGTTCGGTGCAAGTTCAAACGGTTCTTTATGATAGGTTATGCCAAGCTGGGGTAGTCTTAAAAAGTTTTCTAATTCAAGTTCAGGCAATCCTAGTAATCCTGGAGCCTTATTGTTAATCTTATTGTACAAACGATCTGAGTGATTACTGCGGGAAATATGACGTACTTGCAATTTCTTGAGTCTGTCTCTTATACACATCTCCGAGCCCACGAGACGCTACGCTATCTCG